ATCTCATCAAGAAATGTACTTGAATATGTCAATTTTTCATGTCGGCACATTAACCGCTTAAGCCATTTTCTAAACACCAGCATAGAGCAGGCACACTCCTTTCTTATCTACAACTCCTTGCAAATACTCAGAAGCTACCTGTCGAATCAGAATAGCTTCCACTTTCTTATCAATTGACGCTCGTGCATAGATGCTGTCGGATGCTCCGCTAGTCCCAGTTGCAAAGCTGATACTTTCAGCACCTGACGTAATGGACGATACTTGCTTCTTACTCACTGTACCGTCAGCGTGTTTAATCACACCCACAGTATCTAGTGATGCTTTTCTGATTGAGTCGATCTGACACAGGACTTCAGCAACCGCACAGACAGCTTTCTGAACCTTTGCATTAGCTTTCTCGTCTTCCGGAAGACCATCGACTAATCTGTCAAAAGTGATGCTGTCCACACGCTCGCTTGCTCGCTCTGCATACTTAGGAAACTCTTCCTCTGTCACGGCATCTCCAAAATATTTAGTTGTATAGAACTGATAATCTGTGTATGCCATGTCTGATCTCCTTACTCTTCTTTGCTTGCTGCCTTTTTCGGCTTTCGCTGTGGCTTGTCATTTACTTCTTCATACTTCTGCGGATTGCTTTTCATACTGGCAATACTCTCAGCATTACCAGTAGAAAGGTACAATCCTGTTTCTTTATCCAGGAACTTCATTCTTATCAACCACCAATTTTCTTATTTTTGAAAATGAGGTCCGGTGTTACAGACTTAGTTCCGAAGTGGTAGAACAGTTCGATTCCGTAAGCGTTTGACAGCGGAATTTTCTCAGCGTTGTATGGATCTGCCATTACTGGCTGTGCTACCGCACCGTCAACCATAACAAGTGCTTTTACATCCTGTGGAAGATGTACGCATGAGTATGTCTTAACACCGTGGAAAGCGTAGAACTCTTCGTCTGCTGCACCTAGACCAGGTACTGTAACCTTATCAAGGTATGTTCTGATTTTTCCGTAGTAGTCCGGATCAAGAACCATGTGCATCATTGCTCTCGGTACTCCGTCCACGTACTCATTCTTTGTTGTCTCGCACTGCTGAATCATTTTCTCTGCAATCTCTTCAATTGCTGTGATTCCTGTCAGATCTACTTCTGTAGCATCTGTACCAGCTACTTCAAAGAACTTTGTATCAAGCTCTGCTGCCATTCTAAGAGCATGGTTTGCTGTTCTCTTAGCAATAAGTCCTTCAACTCCAAGAAGAGATACATCTTTCTGCTCTACTTCTTCTACGATCTCTTTGTCCTGATCAATCGGAATTGTTACCGATTTACCTTTAACACCATCACCTTTGGCTGCTGTTCTAGCTGTTCCGTAGTTCTTTGGTACAGCATTTGCAAATCTCTTTGCTTCTACTGTTCCGGCATGTGGATCACCGGAAAGTTCTGTGTTTTTCATCTTTCCGGAAATTGTAAGTTTCTGTACGTTCTCGATAACTTTTCCGTATTCCTCAGCAAGGAACATTTTTCCAGAAGGGTCGAGAAGCATGTTTAATGACGTAATTCTTGTATCTGCCATGTTCGTATCTCCTTTAACTTTTTAAGGTCAACGATTATCTCTGATTGATAACCGTACTATTGCATGACTACCATACTGTCGGTGGTGTGTACACTGGAGTCTTACTGTCTCCTCCACCTTTGTTTGTAGGTGTTGTGAAGGTCGGCACTTTCAGAGCATCTGTCGGTGCAAATGCATCTTTCTGTGACTCTCTCAGCTCGTTCATGTAATCATCGAGTCCGAGGATTTTCTCACCTTCACGTTTCAGCCCTTTCTCTTTGATCATGCTGATAATTCCTGTTCGTGCAAAGTCAGAAGTGAACTTTTCACCTGCCAGTGCTTTAACCAGAGCATCATTGAAGTCTCTCTCTTCAATCTTTGCTGCATAATCTTTTTCGCTTTCTGCAAGCTTTGTTTTCCACTCATTTTCAGCTGATTCAGCTTTGACTTTCCACTCATCACGCTCTTTTGTGATAGCGTCAAAATCTTTTCCTTCAAAGCCTTCAAGAGTAGACTTGGCTGTGTCATACTGTGTTTGAATGTTGTCTCTTTCCTGTGTGACTGTATCAAGCTTTCTTCCCTGTTTCTCGTAGTCGGCAAGAGTCTTGTAATTCTCATTCACACTGGTTTCGATTGTTTTCTTCTGCTCATCTGTAATCTCAAGACCAGCATCGGAAAGAATCTGAATAATGTTTTTCATGTTTCATATCCTCCTCAACGTATTTTATTAACCGTTTCGTCCACGGTAGGGATTCAGACAGATAAACCTCTGTCAGGGTAATCGTGGTTGAGGGAGTCGAACCCTCATAGCCATTACCACGCAAGAACAGATGCTATAGAAAGGCAGATTCACATCTGTCCCCAGCTCCATTAGGAGCAAAGCCTACCGAGATGTGCGATACCTCTTAACAGGATTCCCCTAGTAGGCTATTTTCTAAAAAAGGAGGTGCAAAAATATGATATAATCTTCACCCAATATCCATTATGAATGTTTTTGATTACTTCGTTGTACCCATCTTTAACTCTTTTTCGCACTTTCGTATCTTCTCGCAGCAGCTGCACTCTTCATAGCTTGCTTTCTGTCCCACTGTGCGACTTTCAATCGTTCTGCATACTCTCTTAGGTCATTCTCTTCGCAAAATGCACTGTACCGCTTATTCTGAAGTTTCAATGTGTGAGCCTTGCGGTCTAGCATATTCTGCAATTCAAACCTTGCCTTATCATCCTTACAGTTATCAACAGCTGTCTGCAAGTTCTGTATCTTCCGCTTGGTGTCACGGATCCTACGCTCCTGTGCTCTCTGTTTCTTCTGCAATTCCTCAACCTTATGGTTGTCAGCAAAGTTAATCTTCTTGTCATCATAAGGATTGTTCACTCCGTCACCACTTCCGAAAGAGTGCCGGCAGTTCCATCCGCAGAGTCCTTCACCAGTTCCGAATCCCGTGGTCTTAACGAAGTCCGGGAATCTCTTATCCTTTCCACTTCGTGAGTAGAATCGTCCTTGCCACCACAAGTGATTGCCAGGATTCATTCCACCGTTGCCGGTACGTGCTCCTAAGTGAGCAGACACAAGAACGGTATCCCAGTTCATTTCTTCCATTCTCTTCATAGAGATGTCGGCAGCAGCTTGTCCCACTCCTGTCCTCACGATCATCATCGTTGCTGACTCAATGCTCATTCTGTACCCAGTAGGATAGTTCACTTTGAGTCCTACTTCTGTGATATTGTTAATTACATCTCTGACCGCTTGTGTGTACGATACAGCACCAGTAGATACAAGATGATAGGCATTGTCCATCTGATTAATGAAAGTCCTCTGTGCATCCAGTGCTGTGGTCCGTGTGAAGTTGTTCCATTCTCCAGCAGTAGCAAGGTAATCTCTCTCAAGGATCCTGAGCATGGTTGGAGATTGCATCAGTGCTGTTGGAGTGAGTCCAGCTGCAATATACACAGCATCATCCCATTTTAACGAAGTGATACCAGCATCAATGAAAGCATCCTTGATTTCTTTCTGCTGTAACTTTGTCTTGTCCGCTATTTCCTTCTGGATATCCTCTAACAGTTCACCCGACTCTTGAATCACTTGTATCTGCCATCGGTCTGTCTGTGTCAGCAGATAGTCCTCACCTCTGCCGAGTCTCTTCATGATTCTCTCAATGATCATGTCCATAATAGTGCGATGAAGGGACGAAGATATCTCCTCCGCCCCTTCTGTTATTCCTTGTAAATATTTAGGTGTTAGCATTATTCCTCACCATCTTTATCATCCTTTGTAATGATTGCAAAAAGCAAAACTGTTACGCAAATGATAAGAATATTCATAGTTGATACCGCCATATTGTCACCGCCTTGTTTATTCCTCCGTATGACAGGTGTTTGTAATCTTTCCGTACACATCTTCATATAATTCCTATTTTTCGTTCTTTCCAAGAACATTTCGTTCAATGCGATCTTCTACTCTACGATTCATCCACATGAGAGCTTCCTCGATATGAGTAAGTGCACAAGCATTTTCTCTTGACGAAAACGGTCCTGCCTGAAAAGCTTTTAAGCGATCACGGACAATTTCCAGTAAATCTGTGTCGATTACACCGTGAAGCGAATCTTTTTCTTTTCGTGGTC